TTGTTCAGGGTCAAACAACTATCAATGATTCTCTAATTGTTGATGCTGCTAACGAGGTCTTCTCTGTCAGAAATGGATCTGGTGTTGAGAAGTTTGGTGTTGATGCTGATAACGGCAACACAAATATTATTGGTACACTAACCGTTGCTGATGCAACTCAAATCAATGATACATTCGGTGTATCTGGTGTCACAACTCTGACTGCAAACTCACAGCAAACTCTGACTGGAACATATGGTGCAGATGGTGCATTCCGTTTGACTGGTGGTGCTGGTATTGGTAAGAACCTTGCTGTTGGTGGTGCTGCAAGAATCTATGGTGCTACAGAAATTAATGGTGCTCTAGATCTTAATAACTCTGCAGACATCTCTGGTGCTTTGGTAACTCACGATAATGTGACTATCACTGCAGATAACAAAACATTTGCTATCCAAAATGGATCTGCTGCTAATAAATTTACAGTAGACACTGATAATGGCAACACTGATATTCGTGGCACTTTGGATATTGGTGGTGATGTAACTGCTGAGTCCAATCTTACTATCACTGGAAATCTAACTGTCAATGGATCAACCACTACTGTCAATTCTACGGTCACAACTCTCGATGACCCTATTATTACTTTGGGTGGTGACACAGCACCCGCGTCTAATGACGGTAAGGATCGTGGTGTTGAGTTCCGTTATTACGACAGCTCTGCTAAAGTGGGCTTCTTCGGATTTGACAGATCCGCCAACCAATTTACATTCTTAATTGATGCAACTAACACCTCTGAAGTTCATTCTGGTACAGATGGTGCTCTTCGTGCTGGTTCTCTTAATCTTACTGGCACTGGCACATCTCTTGATGTTGATGCCAATGCCAATATTGATGGCACCCTGACGGTAGATGGTCAGATTATTTCTCAGGTTTCCTCTGGTCCTGCTCTGGTTATTCCTACCACTGCTAAGATCAACAACCTGAATGCTGACCTTCTAGACAGCATGACAACTGCAAGTGCAAACACTGCATCTACAGTTGTTAATCGTGATGCTTCTGGAGACTTCGCTGCAAATATTATCACAGTTGCTTCTGGTGTAGGCGCTGCTGCTGGTATTCAAGGTAATGCTCTTACTGCTGATACTCTAAAAACCGCTCGCACAATCACAATCGATGGTGTTGTAGATGGCAGTGTTTCCTTTAATGGATCCGCTGATGTAACTATTAGCACTACTTACAACGATGCAGACATCACTGCACTCGCTGCAATGGCAGGCACTGGTTTCGTTAGCAGGACTGCTCCTAATACCTATGCACAGCGCACACTTGCTGTTACAGCATCTTCTGGTATTACACTGACTAATGCTGACGGTGTTTCTGGCAATCCTACAATTAATGTTGCTTCTACAGCAAATAACTCAGCAAACAACCTGGTTCTTCGTGATGCTAATGGTGATTTTGCAGCAAATGAAATTACTGCATCATTGATTGGTAATGTTACTGGTAATGTAACGGGTCAAACTTCAGACATCAGCAATCATAATACAGACGCTCTTACAGAAGGTAGCACCAATCTTTACTTCACTAACGAAAGAGTTGATGACAGAATTGATGCCCTATTTGTGGCAAGTACGGGTATTACCAAAGTTTATGATGACACTGCAGGCACATATACGCTCTCTGTAACGCAAGTAGATATTGATACCGATAATGTCACCGAGGGGTCTACAAACCTCTTTACGACCGCTGCTCGTACACGCACACACTTTACCTACGGTACGGGTATTGAATTATCTGGTGCTGGTCAACTTTCTGTTACTCAAGCAGATATTAATACTGATAATATTACTGAAGGCAGCACCAATATCTTCTACACAGAGGCACGCTTTGATGCAAGTCTCGCAGGCAAGAATACCGGTGATTTGGCAGAGGGCACCAATCTGTATTATACAGATGCTCGTGCCGATGCTCGTATCGCTGCTGCTAATACCGATGATTTAAGTGAAGGTTCTACCAACCTCTACTATACAGATGCTCGTGCTGATGCCCGTGTTGCTGCTGCAACTGGTGCAAACCTTGATCTTTCTAGTAAGTCTACTTCAGACTTGTCTGAAGGAACCAATCAATATTATACAGAAGCAAGAGTTCAGGCAAAACTGGACAATGCATTCGCTCAACTTAGTGCAATGCTCAACAACCTTGCAACTAGCACTACTTTGACACTGAACCTAAGTGGCGATCCTACCCCTGGTGCGGTTGTTACCACTGGCGTAAGCAACGGTGGCGGCGGTGGATTTACTGCTGGAACTGCTGTTGCTACATCCGGAGGTACAGGTTCCTCCTTGACAGTTGATACTACTGTCGTTGGTGGTGTAATTACTGCCGCTACAGTAAATGCAGGTGGTTCTGATTATCTGATTACTGATACCGTTACAATTACCAACCCCAATGCCGGTAAGGTTCTTTCCTTCAACCTCGCATCTCTTGCAGGTGGTTCTGGATATACCACTGGAACTGCTCTGGCAACAACAGGTGGTTCTGGTTCTGCTTCTCTGATCGTTGATATCACTGCTTCTGCTGGTGCAATTACCAATGTCACCATTAATGATGGTGGCACTGGATATGTTGCTGGTGAAACAATTACCATTGTTCAGGCAGGTGGTACTGGCGGTACTGTTGGCATCGCAACTGTTGCAACAGATGCAACTCTAACTCTTACCGACATTACCACGATGGAAGTCGGTGCAACTGTCACTGGTGCTACTAGTGGCACTACGGGTGTTATTACTGCTCTCGGCACTAATCAAATCACCGTTGATACCGTTGACGGATTCTTCAAAATCGGAGAAGTCGTCAGTGCAAATGATGTTACAACCTTAACTATCTCCTCATTCGCTTGATAACCAATGTCAGCAACTAGACCCGCAACTAAAATCGAACTAAGAGATTATGCTCTTCGTCGTTTGGGATTCCCTACGATTGATATTAATGTTGCTTCAGAGCAATTAGATGACTTAATTGAAGAAGCGATTGATAAATTTCAAGAATATCACTACAGTGGTAGTTATCAAACATTCATTAAAATTGAAGTCACTGATGCTATTAAAACTGCTGCCCAAAGTAGCACTCAAATAAGTGGAACCAACTGGTTTGAAAATAATAACTATATTGATTTGCCACCAGATATTCTTAGTTTAAACAATGTTTATACTCATATCGGTGCGTCTAGTATCGTTCCTGGTAATATTTTTAATATTAAATATCAAATTTTCTTGAATGATATTTATTCTATGACACATGGTCATATTCTTCATTATTTTATGACCTCGCAATATCTAGAAACTTTGGATTGGGTTACAAATTCCCAAACATCCCGGAGGGTTAAATGGAACGAAAATCAAAATAGATTATACATGGATTTTGATTGGAATGAATTGCAGGCAGGTGATTTTATTTTAGTTGATTGTACTGTTAGACAAGATCCCACAACATATACTCGTATGTTCAATGAGCATTGGCTTAAAGATTATACTGAAGCATTGTTCATGGAGCAGTGGGGTCGTAACTTGAGTAAATATGATGGCATTCAAATGTTGGGTGGTGTAAAACTCAATGGACGCCAAATTTTAGAAGATGCTACTAAAATGAAAGAAAAACTTGAACAAGATATTAGGACTACATTTGAACTTCCCCCATTAGATTTAATTGGATAAAATGGCATTTTCTAACGACCCACCACAGGATTATGTCTTCAGTAATCATACTGGTTTATTGAAGGCAAATGGTTCAGCTCAAGAACAAAAATTTATTGAAAATTTAATCGTAGAAAGTATTGAAATCTACGGTCAGGATATTTACTATCTCCCAAGAACTTATGTAAATAGAGATACTATTTTAAACGAAGTTGAAACTAGTAACTTCACACAAGCATTGGCAGTTCGTGCTTATGTTAATAATGTAGAAGGGTGGGAAGGTCAAGGTGAACTTCTTAGTAAGTTTGGTGTTCGTATCGAAGATAAGACTACTTTTATTTTTTCAAGAGAAAAATTTACTTCGGCAGTAGATGATAATGCTGCTCTGAATGTTGAGGGGCGTCCTAATGAAGGAGATTTAGTTTGGTTTCCCGCCACAAAACATTTGTTTGAGATTAAATTTGTAGAAGCAGAAAAACCTTTTTACCAATTGGGTAAAGGATATGTCTGGGAATGCCAATGTGAACTCTTTGAGTATAGTGATGAAAATCTCGATACTGGTGTTGCTGAGATTGACGCTATCGAAAATACTTTTGCTAATGCTATTACAGTCAACTTTGCTGCTGGTGGCACTGGGGACTTTACTATTGGTGAAATTGTTGCTGGAGGTACATCTAATGTAACTGCCGAAGTTAAAGCATGGGATTCCGAGAATAGACAACTTCAAATTTATAACAGAACAGGAATTTTTACAATTCCAGAAACGGTTACTGGTCAAACATCAGGTGCTGCTTGGACATCAGCATCATATAACACACTAAATAATGTGAATACCCCAGACACAACTGATCAAAATTACAACTTTGAAGTTGCTGATGATGACATTATTGACTTTACTGAAGTCAATCCCTTCGGTTCTGTTGGATCAACTACTGATACTACAATCTAATGTTAGGAACATATTCATATAACGAAATTTTTAGAAAAACGGTTGTTGCATTTGGAACTTTGTTCAACAACATTGAACTTCGTCGTTCTGATGGAGTGATGAAAGTGCCGTTGGCGTATGGTCCAAAACAAAAGTTCCTGGCGCGTCTCGATCAAACTCCCGATCCTACAAATAAAAGATTGCAAATTACACTACCAAGAATTTCATTTGAAATTAATGGTATTGCATATGATTCGTCTAGAAAAGTTTCACCCACTCAAAAAATTAAAGTCCCTAAAGACGGTGATGGAAACTATAATATATTCATGCCGGTTCCTTATACATTAAGTTTTGAACTCGCAATTATTTCTAAAACACAAGAAGACGGTCTTCAAATCCTTGAGCAAATTCTACCGAATTTTCAACCTCATTACAATTTGAGTGTTAAATTATTACCAAATTTTAATGAGATTAAAGATGTTCCTGTCATCCTCAATCAAATTCAATATGAAGATAGTTATGAAGGAAATTTTTCAAGTCGTAGAGCTATCATTTATACTTTACAATTTTCTGTAAAAACATATCTTTACGGTCCTACCAAAGAAGCGAAAATTATCAAATCTGCTCAAGTCGATATGTATGCAGGTATGGATGTGAATACCGCTCCAAGAGTACAAAGATACAGTGTTGTTCCTACCGCAACTCAGAATCTTACAGGTACTGCTTTAACTACATTAACTACTGCTATGGATAACTCTACAAATGTGGCAGTAGTTGCTGATGCTACAGGTCTTTCTATTGGCGATGAATTTCAGATTGACTCCGAAACCTTTAGGGTTGAAAAAATCAATGGTAATGAAGTTAGTGTTCTTAGAGGTAGATACACTACAGATTTAGTAGCACATGCTGCTAATGCAGAAATTCAACTCATAGATACTGCAGATGCTGCACTTCTTGATTCTGACGATGACTTTGGATTCGGTGAAACTGTAAGTTTCTTCACAGATAATAAGAAGTACAATCCAATTAGTGGTGCTGACGAGGATATTTAATATGGCAAATCCTTTTGATGGACTAAATGATGCTTTTGGAACTGAACCTTCAGAACTCCAAAAACATGTTGAAAAAGTGAAACCAAGTTTAAAGAAAACTGAAACTCCTGATGTGAAGCAGGATTATGAGACAACTCGTGCTCAACTTCACAACTTAGTAATGAAGGGTCAGGAGGCAGTAGATGGAATACTTGATGTTGCAAGAGCATCAGATCATCCCCGTGCTTATGAAGTTGCGGGTCAACTTATTAAGAATGTAGCAGACACTGCTGACAAACTCATTGACTTACAAAAGAAGATGAAGGAGTTAGATGCCGAAGATAAGAAGTCTGGACCGTCTACTGTTAATAACACGATGTTTATTGGCAGTTCAGCGGAATTACAAAAAATGATTAAACAGCAGAAAGAGATAAATAATACCGACACGAATTAACACGACACGACATGGCAACATTAAGAGTATTAAGCACCAACGCAATTGCTGGTGATGCTACAGAATATCAAGTAGTTCAGACTGGTTTCTATCGCGTAATTGCTACAGCAGCAGCATCTACAGTATCATTTAATGGCGGTCCTGCTGTTACTTTGGTACAAAATCAACCAATCGTATTGAAGTCTGGTGCAAAACCGGGTCAAGCAAGAATTGTAAAAGCAGTTGATGATAGCACTGCAGATTATCAACTTGGAACTAATTTGGGGGAAATTGGTAATACCCATCCATTTTCTGTAGACGATTTTATTGCTGTAGAAGATGATGGTACTTCTCCTGCTATCGATTCTAATTTTCTTTCTGCTGGCACAGCAGGCAAAAAAATTACTGCTGCAACAGGAAACACAATCAGCACTGATATTGATTCATCTTCTGCATCTGCCGATTACACTTATGCTTATAGCGGACCTCAAGCAGTTGTCAAAAGAGCAGTAAAAATTACTGCTGGTACTGGTGCAATTATTGTTGAAGAAGTACAAGTTGTAGGTTCCTAATATGGCACATCCCCAAAATAAACCTACTAGGGGATTTGGGGCAGATATTCCTGCCCCTGTCAATAAAGAGGCGGAAAGAATTGTTCAAGGCATGAAAAGAAAAAGTGCCTCTAGATTTTTCTCTTTGTATGGTAAAAGAGATCGTCAAGTAATGTATGCTACGGCAAACAAACTTGCTACTAAAAAACAAATGGAATGTATATACTATAAAGATTTTATAGAAAAATATGGACATAGAGAAAATCTTTAAACCTATTGAACCCAAAAGGATTCCAATACCTGCAACAGAAGCAAGTCAATATAGATCTATAAATAAACTGTTAGGTCAGATAAAAACAAAAATAAATAATTTCAAACCTAGGAGCGATCATGAATGAATCGAAAAGTGGTGATAATTCTTTGCGTGACTGGTTTAGCAAGAGTCGTGCTTCTGATGGCACCCCTGGTTGGGTTCAGTTGGGTGGCAAATATGCAGGAAAACCCTGTGCAAAACAACCAGGACAAACAACAAAACCCAAGTGCGGTTCAAGTAAGATGAAGCGTAACCTAAATAAAGATGAAGAGGAAGCAGCATTTCGCCGTAAAAATGCTAAAGACCCAAATCCAGATAGAAAAGGGAAGGCAATTAACGTGAAAACAGAAGAAACTATCATCGAAAAGGAAGGCAAGAAAGATGCTTGCTATAAAAAAGTAAAGGCGAGTGCTAAGGTTTGGCCTTCTGCTTATGCTTCTGGTCGTTTAGTGCAGTGCCGTAAGAAAGGAGCGGCAAACTATGGTAATAAGTCTGAAGGAATTACATTCCAACAATTCCAAGAAAAAGCAAAGAAGTGTTGGGATACCCATAAGAAAGTGGGTATGAAAATGAAAGGTGGTAAATTGGTAAATGATTGTCGTCCTAAAAACGAGGAAGTAACCAATGAAGGAGCAGCCTGGACAAAAAAGTCGGGCAAAAATAAAGAAGGAGGTCTCAATGAAAAGGGACGAAAATCTTACGAAAGAGAAAATCCAGGATCTGACCTTAAAGCACCAAGCAAAAAGGTTGGAAATCCCCGGAGGGCATCCTTCTGCGCTAGAATGAAAGGTATGAGAAAAAGGCAAAAACCCTCTAATAATACCGGTGATGATCGCCTGTCTAAGTCATTAAGAGCGTGGAATTGTTAATTACTTGACATATTACAACAGTATGTTACTATAAATAAGTAAAACCGCTACAAGAGGATACTGCATTCTATGACTGATCCAAAAGAAGTATCGTCTTTTTCCATGGAAAGGAAAGAGTGCGAGAAGTGTGGTGCTGTTTGGCTTAACGGACAACATACTTGGACCGGTACAGGGCAAAAAGGCAATGAAATGGACCTTGCTGGACTGGTTTGTAACAACATTAGTAGAGAAGATCCCGACTATTCAAAGTGTATCAATCCCAAGAGAGGATCAATTGGTGGTCAAACTTGGGACTATCGAAGAGGGTATATCGATGGTCAATTAGATGCCATGATGAAGAAGTCAGCAATGCCTGACAGTTAAGAACAATTTATCTAAACTCCAGTCATAGATAGTGCAGTTATATAAGGTACTATGAAGATTATTCTTTCCTTATTCGCTGCACTATTTTTTGCTGCACCAGTGTGGGCAGTAGATGTTCAGATGGGTTCAAATGGTAATTTAGTTTTTGAACCATCTGAGGTTACAATTAGTGCTGGAGAATCCGTTCATTTTGTAAACAATATGCTCCCTCCCCACAATGTGATTGTTGAGGGTCGTCCTGACTTAGGTCACGAATCCCTTGCAATGTTACCAGGTGAAGAATTTGATGTTGTTTTTAATGACGCTGGTGACTATACTTACTGGTGTGCTCCTCATAAAGGTGCAGGAATGATCGGTACAGTACATGTCGAATGAGCATCATGGGGAACCAAATGGTGAAAGTGAAATTCCTATGTGGGTTTATTTTACTGGTATAGGATTACTCACTTTTACCGTCCTTTGTTTTTGTTTACTATTAGCAGGGATGGTTTTTATATGAAAACATTCAATGTCATCGTATTAGATATAACAGTCACAATACTCGATTTTTTATACCGAGGAAGAGATTATCAGAGATTTTGGGTACTAGAAGAAATTGCTAGAGCACCTTATTTTGCTTTCCTAAGTGTTTTACACTTTAGAGAAAGTATGGGACTTCGTGGTCCTGAGCATCTTTATCTAATGAAAGAGCACTTTGATCAATCAATCAATGAAACAGAACATCTGGAGTATATGGAATCTAGGGGCGGTAATGCTTATTGGGTGGATCGCTTTGTGGCCAAACACCTCGTACTTATCTATTATTGGGTCAATGTGGTTTATTACTGGTTGGCTCCTCGCTCTGCATACCATCTGTCATATGAAGTAGAAATTCATGCAGCAGAAACATATGCAAAGTATCTCGCATATAACGGTCATGATGATAAGATCCTTGAGATCTTGAATGATGAACTGGACCACTCAAGAGAACTACATAGAGCAATGGAATTAATTAAATGACAAAAAAATTCTTCCCAGATTTTACTCAACGGGAGTATGATCAAATTATAGAATCTGTGGAGCGCCGCCAACACAGTTATGTGTGTGGTGACAAAATTTATAACGAACTCGGTAGTATTGCCGAAGAACTAAAACGCCGCCGAGAGGCAGCAAGACCATTTGCATGTTGAATTATGAAAGTAGGAATGATCGGTCTCGGTCGTATGGGCGAGGGAATGTCTCGCCGTATGATGAAACAAAACATCGAAGTCTGGGGTTACAGGCGTAACTATAAAAAGGCAGAGGAAGCATTTGAAAAAGGTTATGTCAGTGGAGTTGCCACCTCTCTGGAAAATCTTGTTCAAATAGTTCACCGTCAAGACGGTCAAGTTGGTAAATGCCCTGGCATCTTTCAACTTGTTATCCCTGCAGAATTAGTTGAGGACACACTAAATGAGTTATTACCATTACTTGGCGACGGGGATATTATTATTGATCATGGCAATAGCAACTTTAAAGATTCTCGACGGAGGGCAGAAAGGCTTGCTAAGTTGGGCATCCACTATCTTGACTGTGGTACTAGTGGTGGTGTTTATGGTCTGGAGCGTGGATACTGTCTTATGGTTGGTGGTACAACTGGCGCAGTATCTGTCTGTGCCCCCATTTTCCGGGCACTGGCACCTGGCATTGCCTCTGCACCCCGCACGGACCCTCACACAAACGCAACATCTGCTGAGTATGGTTGGTTGCATTGTGGTGGACCTGGTGCAGGTCACTTCGTAAAGATGGTTCACAACGGAGTCGAATATGGCATCATGCAAGCGTATGCCGAAGGGTTTAATATTCTCCATCATGGTAATCTTGGTTCCCAATATGTTAAGGAAGGGGATGCTGAGGTTGCTCCGATGGAAAATCCGGCAGACTATCAATATGAT